CACCAACAAGGAACCGAAAATGTCCAAGGCAATTGCTCTTGCGCTCGGCCTGACCGAAGACGCAAGCGAGACCTCATGCCTGAGCGCCATCCAGTCGCTCAGCGCCAACCTGGTCGACAAGGCCGTCCATGAAGAGGCGCTTCAGTCGCTTCAGGCAGCAAACACCGAACTCGAAACGCTGAAAGCCGAGACCCGCAAGGGCAAGGTCGACGAGCTGATCGAGGGCGCGCTCAAGGCCAAGAAGATCACGCCGGCCCAGCGCCAGCACTACGAGACGCTCTGCGCCACCGACGACGGCCTGACTTCGGTCACCGCGCTGTTCGAAGCGATGACGCCGAAGCTCGGCGATACCGGCCTCGACGGCAAGCCGACGCCCGGACAGGCCACCACCGAAAACCTTGATGCCGGCGACGTCGACATCATGGCCCTTTCCGCCAACATTCGAACACGGGTCGCAGAGGCCGCTGCGCGTGGCGTGGTGCTCAACTATGACGCCGGGTTCGATCTCGCCCTCTCGGAGATCAGCAAGTCATGAGCAATCCCGTCCTCATCAAATCTTTCCCGATTGTCGGTGCCGTTGCCGGCAACCTGATCGTCGCGCTCTCGGGCACGGACAATATCGCCGAGGCTGCGACCGCAGACACTGATGCCATCCTGGGCGTCTCCGAGCGCATGGGCGCGGAAGCAGGCGGTCAGCTCGATGTGGTGTTGTCCGGCACTTATGACGTGATTGCCGGCGGCAATGTCACGGCCGGTGACTTCATCACGACTGACGCGAACTCCAAGGGCGTTGCCGCCGCACCTTCAGCCGGCGACGTGGTTCGCTATGCCGGCATTGCGCTGCTCGATGCCGTCGCGGGCGATCTGTTCCCGATCCTGATTGCGCCCGGAGCCCTCAACACGCCGGCGGCCTGACCGCCCGCGTTTCCACCCTTGAATTGAAGCGGCCCGAAGGGGCTTGAAAAGGAAACACCGCCATGACTGTCCGCCCCTTTGTAACCCACGCCATCCTGACGGCCTACGCGATCGGCTATCAGAACCCGGATGCCGTCTACATCGCCGACCAGGTCCTGCCGCGTGTGCCGGTCGGCGGCGAAAAATTCTCCTGGACCGAGTATTCGCTCGAAGAAGGCTTCGCTGTTCCCGACAACGCGGTCGGGCGCACCGGCCGAGTCAACCGGATCGAGCTGAGCGGCACCGAGAAGGAAAGCGCCGTCAAGGATTACGGCCTCGAAATCCCGATCCCAAATTCGGACATCGAGGCTGCCCGGAACGCGCGGGAGAAGAAGCTCTCGACGATCGATCCCGAACGCCAGGCGGCGCGCCGGATCAAGAGCTACAACATGAACAACCGCGAAATCCGCGTAGCGTCCCTGATCCAGGATCCCAACACCTATGCAGCCAGTCGCCGGCTGGCGCTGACCGGAACGGACAAATGGTCGGACTATGACAATTCCTCGCCGATCGCAGACATCAAGGACGCCATGCGCTCGACGCTTGTCCACCGGCCCAACACCGCCGTCATGGGCGAGCTTGTCTGGCACTACCTGTCTTCGCATCCCGAAATCGTCAACGCCATTCGTGGCAACCTGACCAACAAGGGCATTGTGACCAAAGAAGAGTTCGCTCGTCTGTTCGGCCTGCGCCGGGTTCTGGTTGGCGAAAGCCAGATCAATGCGGCCCGCCCCGGCCAGGTCGCGAGCCTTCAGATGGTCTGGGGCACGTCGCTGCAGCTTCTCTACATCAATTCGGACGCCGGCCCGGATGGCGATGTCACCTTCGGCTTCACCGCCGAATATGGCTCGCTGGTGGTCATGCGGCGCGAAGACGGCGATGTCGGTCTGCAAGGCGGCGTCATCATCCGCGAGGGCGAGCGCGTCAAGGAACTCGTCGTCGCCAAGGATACCGGCTTCCAGATCTCCGGCGCGGTCGCAGCCTAAGCAATACCCCCGAGCGAAGACCGCCGTGAAGGGGGAGAGCCACCGGGCTCTCCCCCGTAAATTGACCAAGAGAGAACACCTGATGGAGGCGAGCATGGCCCGCAAGACACAGCAGACCCAAACCCCGAAAACGCCTACCGCAAGCAAGCCGGCCAGCGAGGAAACCCTCAATGGCTCCAGCACTCTTCCGGCCGACATCGAAATCGCGGAAGGCCAGACCGTCCAGCTCGGCGAGATCGTGATGAAGGCGCATGCCCGGTCCGGGCTTTCGGCCGAGGCGTGGAATGCCCTGCCAGACGATGAGCGTGAAGCGCTTCTCGCCAAGGAAATCGAACACGCCAGATCCGAAGCCGTAGGCTCGGCACCCGCACCTGCGCCTGCGCCTGCGCCTGATGGTGCGATTGAAGCTGCCTCGAACGGGTCTCAAGCGCCTGTTGAGCCCGCCTCGAAGGCGGACGCCAAGCTGGCCCAAGGCAAGCCGTCCGGCGCAAACCCGGAGCCTCAGGCTGTCGGCCAGAGCGACGAGCGCATCTTCGTAGCGCTTTCACCCGTCAAGCGGAACGGCAAGCGGTTCACCAAGGGCGACCGGATCACGCTCGATCGCGCCGGCTTCGAGGAGCTCAAACGCTTCAGCGCGGTCGAAGGCGAGTTTGAGGACGGCAAGTCCGCCCAGGCCTGAGAACCCAGCCCCGAAAGGATGAACTGAAACCATGGTCGCGCCCTTCGCAGCCCTTGGAGATCTCGAAGCCCGGTACCCGTCCGAGCTCACGCTGCTTGCGGCCGACGAGAACACGGGCTTGCGCGATGATGGCCGGATCGATCTGGCGCTCGATGACGCGACGACCGAGATCATCGCCATCCTGCAGGCGCGCTATTCGACCGCGGATCTCGCCAATCTCGACGAAACTTCGCTGATGATCGTCAAGGTCTACTGCATGGACATCGCGCTCTACCGGATCGCGCTTGCCTTCTCGCGGTCCTCAGACACGATCAAGGAGCGCTATGAGGCAACAATCAAACGGCTTGAAGCCATCGCGTCGGGCAAGGGCGCATTGAGCCTGGTTGGCAGCGGGTCCTCGGACAGCTCCGATCCGGCAGGCTCGATCGACCAGAACGAAGTGGTGATTACCGCGCCCGAGCGCATGTTCACGCGCAATCGGCTGGGGCGGATCTGATGGGCGGGATCTCGATCATCATCGAGAGCGAAGATTTCGACAGGGTGTTCAAGCGCCTCAAGCCGATCTTCGACTTCGAACCATCGGAATTGATGACCGGTATCGCGGCCCTTGGCGAAAGCCAGACACGACGCAGGATCTCGGAAGAAAAGACCGCACCCGATGGCTCCGCATGGAAGCCCAACAACGAGGGCACGTCGATCCTTTTGCAGACCGGCCAGCATCTGTTGCAGTCGATCGCGTCTGAAGCCTCGGCCGACATGGCGGAATGGGGAGCCACCTGGGAACACGCCCATGTCCACCAGGACGGCATGACGATCGTGCCGAAAAACGCGAAGGCGCTCATCTTCAAGATTGGCGGCAAGACGGTCGGCGCTTCGAGGGTCACCATCCCGGCGCGGCCCTTCGTCGGGCTGTCTTCTGAAAACGAAGCCGAGATCGAGGAGCTGATCACCGATGTTCTGGGAGGGTCGCTGCAATGATCGAGCCGACCACGCTCAATGCGCTACTCGCCACCAACCGCGTCGATGAAGTCAAGGCGGCGATCGTCGCCCGGCTTCGGGCGCTTCTGCCCGATGTTGCCGTCCGTTCTCATCCCGGCAAGCTCGATATCTCCGACGTCGTTACCGAGGACATCGTCAAGACGCCGGGCATCGCCATCGGCTGGAGCCGCATTCGCACAGTCGAGGACATCTCCTCGGGCTTCGGGCTGCTGATCGACTGGACGGCCTATGTGGTGGTCGAGGACCGGGCTGACACTGCGGCCAAGAGGCGGTTCGAGCGCGAGAGCGTCGGCCATGCGATAGGCGGGTTTCTGATTCGGGTGCTGAGCGACGAAGACGAAGCCGCCTGGGGGCTCATGAACATCGGCCTGCCGAGCGCGCCCGAGTTCAAGCCGCTGTTCACCTCCAGATCATTCGCCAAGGGGATCGCCTATTATGCGGTGACCTGGAGCCAGGAGCTGATTGAAGCCGGCGAAGCGCCGTTCCCCGGCATAGCGCCAATCGTCAGCGAGACCGACGACGAGCAGGTCCTGTTCGAGGATGGCGACATCCCGGCCGAGATCCGCGCCCTGGTTGAGGAGGCCGAGCAATGAGCAGGCTCGTCTCTTCGGAGTTTCGCACGCTGCATCGCAAGGTCCAGAAGCTCGACCGGCGGCTGGCGACCACGCTTCTGCCGGGCAAGGTCAAGCCCGGCAGTCAGGATCTGGAAAAGCGCACCGTTCGGCTGATCCTTGGAACCGATGCGAAAGGTGAGGAAGTGCTTTCGCCTCCGGTCCGCTGGCAACAGCAGGGTGCGGGCACGCTCAAGATCCATGCCGTGCCGGCTGACAACGAGCAGATGATGCTGACCTCGCAATCGGGCACCATTGGCGCTGGTTCTTCGGCGCAATGGGCTACTTACGACCAGGACCACACTCCGCCATCCGACAAGGACACCGAGGCCGTCATCGAGTTCGCCTCCGGTGCGCGGTGGACCATCCAGCAGGACGGGCACCGGCTGGCAGCCAACAATGTTCATGTCGACGCCCAGACAGTCACGCTCGGCGGTGAGGGCGGCCAGAAAGTGGCTCGCGTCGGCGACAAGGTTCAAGTCGGTGCGGGATCGAGCGCCGGGCTTTGGCCGATCGTCACCGGTTCCGACATCGTTTCAGCAACCTGAGGAAAACATCATGGCTCGCAAGGCAAAACCATCCATTCCAGAAGCCCCATGGCCACGCGACTTCGTGGTGACCAGCAAGGCTGGGCCGAAGGTGAATGGAAAGCGCGTCAAGGCCGGCCAAACCATCACGCTTGGCGAACTGGAGGCCGACCACGAGATCCGCACGGGCGCGATCGAGCCGGCCAAGCCCGCAGCTGCCCCGGAAACCGAGTAAAGGATCCTCTCACGCATGCGCGCCGTCCGCTACAGAACCGGGATCAACCGCCGCACCGGAAAGGTGCTGCGCGGCATCGCGCATGTGCATCAGTCACTCGGCGTCATCTGGACAACGCGGCTTGAAGAGCTGGTGATGGATCTCGACTTCGGCTCTGATCTGCGCGGCCATCTTTCCGAAGACATCACGCCGGGTCTGGCGCTGCAGATCTATGCGACCCTGGTGGTTGCCGCCCACACCTTTGAACCCGAATACCGGGTCTCAAGCCTGCGCCTGGTTCGGGTTACCCGCGATGGTGCGCTTGGGCTCAAATATGCAGGGACCTATTACCCCGAAGGCCGGTTCGGCAATTATGACATTGCCATCGCCGACACGGCTGCCGCCGCTATCAGCTACGCCAGATTGACGGGAGCTGCGGCATGAGCACCGTCATCGATCTCAGCCGCATCCCTGCGCCAAAGGCAATCGAGCCACTCGATCATCCGGCGCTGCTTCAGCAGTTCGTCGACCGCTTCGTCGCGTTCTGGGCCGAGGCGAGGACCGAAGATCCGTCGCTGCCGCCTTTTGATGTTCAGATGCTCAAGACTGACCCGTCAATGATTGCCGGCCGGGCCTGGACGTTCATCCAGCTGCTCGATCACGGCCGCATCAATGACGGGCTCAAGGCGCTGCTGGCTCCGCTGTCGACGGACAGCAATCTCGACAATCTGGTTGCGCGCCAGGGCATTCAGCGCCTGACGGTGAGCGCGGCAAGTGGCGACACGCCAGCAGTCATGGAGAGCG